ATGGTCTCAGGTGGAAAGAACTCTTCGTTGATAAACTCACCCTCACAGATGATGCTGCTATTGGTGGTGATCTATCTGTTGGTGGTAGTGTATCTGCCGCTTATGTGGATACTACTGACCTCAATGTCAGTGGTATAGCGACCTTCGCTCAGATTGCTATTGGCGATGGTGGTGGTGGTATTAGTAGCGAAGGCGTTGTTATTAACAATGTCACTGTTACTGAGCAGTCCACTCTCAACAACCTCTCCGTCGTAGGTGTTGCTACCTTCGCTGGTGATGTAGCGATCGGTGGTAACCTAACCCTCACTGGAGACCTCCAGTATGATGAGGTAAATGGTCGTAATGCTAACATCACTGGTATCGGTACTGTCGGCACTCTTGGTGTTACTTCTAGTTTCACCGTTGGTGGTGCTGCTTCACTAGGCAGTGACCTCTATGTATCTGGTATATCAACCTTTATTGGTACTCTAGATGTAGATGGTCAGGCAGAACTAGACAACCTTAATGTTTCTGGTGTATCAACCTTCGTTGGTGTTTCTACCTTCAAGGGTGATGTTTACATCGATGGTAACCTAATCATTGATGGTGATAATAGTCAGGATCTAGTCAGTGGTACTAACCTACTCGTCAGTGGTATTGCTACCATAGGCACACTAGGAGTAACCACAGATGCAACTATTGGTGGAAACCTTGGAGTTGCTGGTACGATTACAGCCGATACTCTCATTGTTGCTAACTTTGAGGTTGACTCTGATGGTCTTGTCTTTGATCAGGCACGTGCCAATAACGTTCTCGTTACTGGTGTATCCACTGTAACTAATCAGTTTATCAACACTGGTGTTGCTACCAACTTCACCGTACTCGATACCTTCACTCTAGATAACCCAGTCAATTCTATCGGAATTGCTACTGATCTAGGTGGTGCAGGTGCTGCTCACACAGCTCTTGCTTCCCAGTTGGCTATCAAACAGTATATTGACGCTAAGAACTTAGCTCAAGATCTTGATTTCACTGGTGACAATGGTTCTGGTAGTATTGGTCTTGGTACTGAAGCCCTAGCGGTTCGTGGTACAGCACAACAGATTGAAACCATTGGTGTTGGTAACAGTGTTGTTATTGGACTACCTAATACAGTAAGAGTTCCACAAAGACTATACGTCGGTGGTGGTGCCTTTACTCAGGTTATGGATGCCAACTCCGCTTCTGGTGTGGTATTCTCCAATAAGATTGTTACTATCAACTCAGGTCTAAACCTCAATGGTAGTGATCTAACAGGAGTTCGTAACGTAGTTCAGACTGGTATTGCTACACTCAATACTGTCAACTTCACTGGTGTAACAACCACTACAGGTAACGCATTCGTTGGTAATGACTTAAGTGTCTTAGGCACAGTCAACGCTAATGACTTCAACTCCACTTCTGACGCTACGAGAAAAGAAAACGTAGCTGAGATTCCTGATGCACTCGCTAAGGTCCTAGACCTACGTGGTGTAACATTCAACTGGAAGAATGGTGAAGGTTCATCTGCTGGTGTTCTTGCACAAGAAGTTGAGAAGGTCCTACCTGAGATTGTTAAGGGTGATGAAGGCAATATGTCCGTTCAGTATAACGGTATTATAGCACTTCTAGTCCAAGCAGTCAAGGAACTCTCCTCTGAAGTTGAAGAACTCAAGAGAACCAAAAGTGACAAGAGAAGGAAGAAGTCCTGATAACTTGCCATACTCCTTCTGATCCTGTATAATACCTTTGTGGAGGATCAGAAGTTGGCTCTAAGATAAAGCATTAAGACCCCAACAGGGGTCTTTTTTTATGCTATAATAAATACACTATCAGAATACTATATTATGTACACCATATATTCCAAACTAAACTGCTCTCATTGTAAGGCTATTGAGAACTTATTTAAAATGAAGAATATCCCATACACTAAGAAGACACTAGGTCTAGACTTTAGAAGAAAAGAGTTTATTGAGCAGTTTGGACATACAACATTCCCCAAGATACTTAATGAAAAAGGTGAAGTATTGGGTGGAGCTAGTGAAACCGTTCAGTTCCTAAAAGAAGAAGGTATGTTATAATATTAATGATAGGGGTATAAATAAGCAAAAGACATAGGAGGCTATTAAGATGCTTACCGTATCAATTGTGTTTGGGGTTATCCTACTCCAAATGTTCCTCCTTCTAGGTGGTGTTATTGGTTACCTAGCCTATGGCTACATATCAATACAAGCTTCACAACTCCCACAACATCCTGAATTCTATGATGAAGAAGGAAATGTATTACCAGATGAAATTCTTGCTATTCGTTTTGAGCATAGCTATGGTCAGGACGGGGAGTGGGTTGAAGAAGAGGATTAAACTATTACTTTTTGGACAAAATTATGACAGAAGCGACAGAAACTAAGAAACCACGTAGCGCACGAAAGGCACGCAAACCTGCAGCACCCAAAGTTCCTACTTCACTACCAAACAATCCCTTGATGTTTGAGATACTTGATATGGTATCTCGTACTAGGGGTGCCGAAAAGAAAGTAGATGTTCTCAAGAGATATGGATGTGGTGCTCTAAAGGCACTATTAATCTGGAACTTTGATGAAACTGTAGAGTCAGCTCTACCACCAGGTGAGGTTCCTTACTCTGGGTATGATGAGCAACACATATACAGTGGAACACTCACTGATAAGATCGAAGAGTCTTCACGTCAGATGTATGAGAATGGTAGTTTCTCATTGGGTTCTACTGATGCCAACGCTAAGACTACACTAAGGGCACAATGGAAGAACCTCTATCATTTTGTTGAAGGTGGTAATGGTGGTTTATCTAAAACACGTCGTGAGATGATGTTTATCAACCTTCTAGAGTCAGTTCATCCCTTAGAAGCGGAAATCCTCATTCTAGTCAAAGATAAAGAACTTGATACCAAGTATAAGGTTCCATTTGAAGTGGTGAAAGAGGCATTCCCTGAGATCCGATGGGGAGGACGTTGACATAAATACAAAGGATATGTTATAATATCCACACGTTCAACCGAGGGACTCTATATCCCTTGGTCGCAAGTAAGTCGCGGAACGGATTCGTTCATCCAGGAAACTGGACGCAAACGACTGAAGGAACGGGTTTTAACTAACCTCAACTTCAGGAGTACTACTATGAACACTCTCGCACTCATCAAAAAGCAGATCAACAGAGCTGCCGCACTTCACGACGCTCAGATTTCTCACACCGCTTATCGTGGTGTTGAGTATGACACTCGTTGTGATAAGTCTTCCGAGACTCATGGCACTTTCTGCTATCGCGGACGCACTTATAACAAGTGAGTTCTAACTGAATAGTGTAGGAAAGGGAAGACTTGTTTCTTCCCTTTTTTTGTGCTATAATATAAACAAGTACTATATCATCATGGACACAGACAAAGTAAAGTTTCTCATACAATCTATAGAGGTTCTCATTGATGAATTAAAATCAGAAGTATATACTAAGGATGAAACCTTCAAAGTAAGTGAAACTCAATACTCAGAAGTAGAAGAAATCCCATTGACTACATCAAACCTTTATCCTGAAGTGACAGACGACTTATGAAACCAGTTAAGGCAGATACACTCCTGAAACTAGATCCTCTCCAGAAAGTTGAGATGATCCGTTGCACTCCCAACCCACAACAACTTGTGTTTATGGGTGGTAAGAATGACTATAGTGAGTTACCCATTGAAGACACTAATATTCCTCATGAGAAGGAAGCTGGTCAGTGGGTTATTGAACAACTCTTAGCTAACGAGAGAGGACACTGGGGACCCCTAGAACACCCCTCTATCACCTTCTCCTGTAGTGGGTTCGTTCATAATGTTATGGTCCAGGCAAGAACCCATAGAGTGGGTATTAGTTTTGATGTTCAGTCTCAACGATATACCTGTAAGAGAGTTCTAAAGGTAGCCTCTGGGGAACTATCACCCAAGTCAGTGTTCTATGTAAGACCTCCTGGTTTCTACACTAATAGGAAAGGGAAGAAGTATGAGTGGTCAGAAGATGATTATCAAACACAACTAGGACTGGCATTGTCAGCATCCAGAAGATACGCAGTTCAGTTTGAGAATGGTGTATCTGAAGAACATGCTCGTGACTACTTACCACAGAATATACGTCAGAACTTTGTTGTTACCTTTAGTCTTCGTTCTCTCCTTCATTTCTTGGATCTTCGTGCTAAACTGGATGCTCAGTTAGAAATCCAGGCATTATGTGAAGCAATGATTGGACCTACCAGGACTTGGGTTCCTGAAATCTTTGAATACTACTCAGAGAAACGATTACACAGGGCAAGACTTGCACCCTAAATATTTTTATGTCTAATGGAGGACTATTTTGGCACAATTTGATGTGATAAACAAGGACACTGGGGAGACTAAGATCATTGATGTTAGTGTCCATGAAATCACCCAGTGGTATGAAGATAACAAACCCTGGGTTAGAGATTGGTCTCAGGGATGTGCTGGTGGCGGTGAGATTGGTGACTGGAGAGATACTCTCAGGAAGAAAGCACCAGGTTGGAATGATGTGTTAGGCGTAGCTGCATCACAGAGAGGCTCAAGAGTCAAGAAGCTCTGATTTTTAGTATTATTGTATAGTTATTATGGCCGCTAGAAAGAAAAGAACACCTGCGAACTCCAATATTGGGGTAGGACTTACTACCAAGCAGATGAAGAGGAAGAAACCAATCAATAGTGACTTCCTCACTAAGATTGAACCAATGACGGATAACCAGAAATTGTTATTCGATGAATATGACAAGGGACAACACATTGTTGCCTATGGATCAGCTGGTACTGGTAAAACCTTTGTAACCCTCTATAAGGCGTTGAAAGAGGTTTTGGATGAGAGATCCCCATATGAGAAAGTATACCTTGTCAGGTCTCTTGTAGCCACAAGAGAGATTGGTTTCCTTCCTGGTGACCATGATGATAAGGTAGCCATCTATCAGATTCCATATAAGAATATGGTGAAATACATGTTTGCAATGCAGACAGACTCTGACTTTGAAATGTTATATGGAAATCTAAAATCACAAGAGACTTTGAGTTTCTGGAGTACTTCATTCCTTCGTGGTACTACTCTAGACAAAGCTATTATTATTGTAGATGAGTTTCAGAATCTCAATGCACATGAACTTGACTCTATCATGACTCGTGTTGGTGAAGATACTAAGATTCATTTCTGTGGTGATGCTACTCAGTCTGACCTTACCAAAGCATCAGAACGAACAGGTATCATGGACTTCATGGCTATTCTAGAAAGAATGCCCTCTATCAGTAAGATTGAGTTTGGTCTAGATGATATTGTGAGATCTGGTTTAGTCAAAGAATACCTAACTGCTAAGGCAGAGTCTGGTATTGAGATCTAGTGTGGTATAATAGGAATGTCTTTACTATAGATGATGCCATTTATTCACAACCCTATTGAACTACCGAGTCTGGAGAGGTACCCCGTCAACGGGGTTCGGTATTATAAAGTACCGGACGGAGATACACTACACACACTAGTGTCAGTAACCTCTGTAACTTCACATTGGAAGGCAGATTTCTTTCGTCAGTGGAGAGAAAGAGTAGGTGAGGAGGAAGCCAATCGTAAAACGAAACGGGCTACCACAAGAGGTACAGATATGCACCTCCTTTCAGAACATTATCTAAGGAACGAAAAACTACCCAAGGCAAAAGTTCCTATCTCTCAGATATTGTTTAACATTGCTAAACCTGAACTAAACAAGATTGATAACATCATTGTTCAGGAAAGGGCAATGTATAGTTTGAGACTTGGTATCGCTGGTACTCCTGATTGTATTGCTGATTACAATGGGGAGTTATCTATTATTGACTTTAAGACATCAGAGAAACCCAAACCACGGGAGTGGATTGAGGGTTACTTTGTTCAGGCATCAGCATATGCTTGTATGTTGTATGAACTCACAGGACTGAAGGCTAAGAACCTAGTTATTATCATGGCTTGTGAGAATGGTGAGTGTAAAGTATATGAAGAGCGTGATATAATGAAGTATGCAAGATTACTTCATCAATACATTACCAAATTTGTAAACGACAAACTAAACGAACTATGAGTAAAGAAGAGTTTAACAAAGTGTTGGAGGAAAAGTTTATCACCCCCATTCACTTCTCCTATGAGGTAGAAAAGATTGTGTTGAGGGAGAAAGTCAACTACATCGATGGTATTCTCCTTTATTGTGAGAGAGAAAACATTGAGGTAGAAGCTATTCCCAAACTGATGACTAAACCCCTCAAGGAGAAGCTGAAAATTGATGCCAATCGCTTGAATTATAT